CAGTGCCTGTAGCAATTGTAGGGTGAACAATGTTAACACTTGGTAAGGAACGATTAGATGCACCACCGTTGGAATAACTCATGTGGCGACGTCCATTCCATGCAACACCAATTACTTCATTTGTAATTACACTTGTTCCAAGTCCAGTCCAATTGAGACCATTTGTACTGTAAGCTCTTGTATTAGTTCCAGCACCACCAGCCATAAAGTATACACCATTCCATACAACTTTACGACCGTAAGATGAGAAAACACCTGTACTTAATCCTGACCAGTTAATACCATCGTAACTGTAAGCAAGTGAATTTCCACCTGCACCAGTTGCAACGAATATTGTACCGTTCCATTCAATACCATAACCATAACTACTGAAAATAGATTTGGACATTGGTACACCAGTCCAACTGATACCATCTGAACTGTAAGCAAGTGTATTTCCGCCAGAACCAGTTGCGACGAAACGACTTAATGATGCACTCCATACAACACTGCTACCTTCACTTGAGAAAATGGATGTACCAGTTACACCAGTCCAGTTAATACCATCATTACTGTAAGCAAGTGAGTTTGTACCAGCACCACAAGCGACCCAACGAGTGCCGTTCCATCCAAGACAAGTTGCATAACTGAAAGTTCCTGTACCAAGACCAACCCAGTTAATACCATCATAACTATAAGCTAAGGCATTTGTACCAACACCACCTGCTACAAACATGGTTCCATTCCAAGCAATACCACGACCATAACTTGAGAAAATACTTGTACCAAGACCTACCCAAGTATTACCATCGGCACTGTAAGCAATACTGTTTCCACCATTACCAACAGCAACAAAGCGAGAACCATTTGATGCTACGTCATAACCAGAAGTACTGAATGGATTATTTGTTCCAGCCCAATTCATACCGTTATCAATACTAGAAACAATTGTGTTCGTTCCATTACCAACAGCGACCCATGCACCATAAGATGAACCTAATGGTAAAGACCATGTAGCACCATCTGTACTGTATGCAATTGAGTTAAGACCTGAACCTGAAGCGATCCAACGAGATCCATTCCATTGAATACCAAGACCACTTGTTGTGAAAATACCGGTACCATCACCAGTCCAAGTAATACCATCTTTACTGTATGCAATTGTGTTGTTTGTACCTGTACCAACAGCAACGCACATGGAACCATTCCATGCTACTTTATTACCAGCACTTGAGAAAACTGATGTAGAAGATGGAACTGCAGACCAACTAATACCGTTTTTACTGAACGCAATTGTGTTTGTTCCACTACCAACAGCAATCCATTTGCTACCTGTGAAAGTAACACCGTTACCACTGCTTGTGAAAACAGTTGCACCAGTACCAGTCCATGAAATACCATTAGATGAGTAAGCAATTGTGTTTGTACCACTACCGACAGCGACCCATAAACCTTGTTTAGCACTCCATGCAACTTCACGACCAGAAGTTGTGAATGGTGAATTGCTGATACCGCACCAGTTAAGACCATCGTAACTGTATGCAATTGTGTTTGTTCCACTACCAACAGCAACAAACATAGTACCATTCCATGCAATACCATAACCGGTTGTGAAAACATTGCTGCTTCCAACAACAGGGTACCAAGTTGCTGCATCTGTACTATACGCAATACTATTACTGCTACCATTACCAACTGCGACCCATCTTGTACCATTCCAGGCAACATCATTACCTTCTCTTAAAACATTAGCTCCAGAGTACCATGTGATACCATCAGAACTCCAAGCAGTTGATGTAATATCATGTGTATTACCAGCATAACCAAGTGCAACGAATTTGCTATTGCTCCAAATAACATTGTAACAGTAGTATGGGAACAAACCCCCATCAGCTTTTGTCCAAGTAATACCGTCAGATGAGTAAACTATAGTAGCTCCTCCTTGACCATAGGTTCCAACTGCTACAAAACGAGTACCACTCCATGCAACATTAGTACTACTAGTTAGTAAACTTGTTCCAACACCTGTCCAACTGATACCGTTTGATGAGTAAGCAATTGTGTTTGTACCACTACCAACAGCGACCCAACGACTTAGTGAGGAACTCCATGTAGCATTAAACCCATAAGATGAGAATATACTTGAACCACTACCAGTGAAGCTTGTACCTGTGCTACTGTAAGCAAGTGTATTTGTACCAGTACCACATGCAATAAATTGTGAACCGTTCCATGCGATACTAACACCAAAAGTTGAAAATACAGTTGTACCAAGACCTGTCCAAGTTATACCATCGGAAGAGTAAGCAATGCTGTTTCCACCATTACCAACAGCTACGAAATAACTATTACCATAAACGATACTTGAATTTTTATCATTGCCTACGCTACGTCCACCACCACGTGTTGTGAAAACGCTAGCTCCAATACCTTTCCAATTAATACCATCGTTACTCCAAGCAACTGTGTTTGTACCTTCACCAAGTGCTACCCAACGATTATTTGCGTAAATAGCATCGTTACCATAAGTTGAGAAAGTGCTTGTACCAAGACCAGTCCAGTTAATACCGTCTTTACTCCAAGCAATTGTATTATTACCATTACCAACAGCTACGAACATATTATTACCGTAAGCAACTTTTACTACATTTGAGAAAAGTGAGATACCAGAAATAGAAATAACAGGAATCCAAGTGATACCGTCATCACTATAAGCAAGTGTGTTTGTACTACTACCACCAGCGACCCATCTATTTAATACACTACTGTAAACAGCTGTAGTACCATAACTTGAGAATACTTTAACACTTGTTGCTGATGTGTAATTGACACCATCAGTTGTGTACATAATACTATTCGCACCTGCCCCAACAACAACAGAACGATTATTTGGGAATGTGATGGTGTGTTGAGCTGCTGCGTTACTGCAAAAACAATATCCAATACTTGAGAAAATACTCGTCGAAGACGTTGCTGCTGTCCAAACTATACCATCACTACTGTAAGCAATAGTGTTAGTACCTTGACCTCCTGCGACCCAACGAGTACCATTCCATGAAATACCAAACCCATAACTTGAGAATATACTTGTACCTAAACCGGTCCAACTGATACCATCGCTACTGTAAGCAATTGTATTTGTACCTTGGCCAACAGCAACCCAACGAGTACCATTCCATGCAACACTCAGACCCCAACTGGTGAAAATGCTTGCACCACGACCAGTCCAATTAATACCGTCGTAACTGTAAGCAAGTGTGTTTGTACCTAAACCTGTTGCTACAAACATAGTTCCATTCCATTCAATACCATCACCTTCAGATGAGAAAATGGAAGTTCCAAGACCAGTCCAATTGATACCATCGCTACTGTAAGCAATTGTATTTGTACCTTGGCCAACAGCAACCCAACGAGTACCATTCCATGCAACACCTAGACCAATACTGGAGAAAATGCTTGTACCACGACCAGTCCAATTGATACCATCATAACTGTAAGCAATACTGTTTGTACCATTACCACCTGCAACCCACATAGTTCCATTCCATTTAACATCATAACCAACAGATGAAAAAATACTTGTACCTAAACCTGTCCAATTAATACCATCGTAACTGTAAGCAATTGTGTTAGTAGCACCACCAACAGCGACAAACATACTACCATTCCACGAAATATATCTGCATTGTGTAGTGAAAATGCTTTTACCCAATCCAGTCCAGTTAATACCATCGTAACTGTAAGCAAGTGTGTTTGTACTACCATCACCACCAGCGACCCATATTTTTTGTTTGGAGCCACCGAATGAGTATGCTTGTGGTGCGCTTGCCGTGGTATTAATTTTGGCGCTGATATTGCTAGTTTTAACATTGGTATTGTTAGGGTAAATAACAGAAGTTGATCTATTAGTGATTGTAGAATCGATGTTAACAGTTTGTGGATTTTTAATAGCGTTACCCATTGTAATGTTTGTTACAATAAGATTTGTTGCTGTAATAGCACCTGTATTGATGTTACTAGGACTGAATGTTGTAACATTTAATGTGCCAATTGTGGCGCCTGTTGCTGTCATATTAGACGCACTAACAAATGTTGCACCGACATTACCACTTGTGTAAGTAACATCAGAACCATTTGTAGTCCATTGAGAACTTGCGCCTGAAGCGGTGTATAAAACACCATTTTGATAAAGATTACCTGTAAAGTTAATATTACCAGCTGTAACACCTGTAGCATTGATATTACCTGCGGATAAACCAGCACTGATACGTGCACTTCCAGAAATATCTAAAGAAGTGCTTGGTGCGGATGTGTTAATACCTACATTACCACCAGTCGTATATAAATTACCCAAAGTGTTCGAGTTGTTTGTTGAAATTAATCCATTAGTGACATACGCACTACCATTTATAAACGGATGATAAAAGGACATTTGTTAAAAGTCTATATATTATTTCAAATAAAAAAAAAATGAAGAAATCTATTTAATTAGCTGGTATTTATGCAATACTTTGAGCAATTATTTATTAATTGATCTCCTACTCGACAAAAGGAGATTCCTTAATTAATTCCTTAATCAATTCTTAATTAATTTTTTTAATTGTTAATTAAAAAATTTAAATCTATTTAAAAAAAATATTTTTAGTAATGTAAGTAAGATGACCGAATTTACAAAGGTTCAAGAATGTGTTGAATATTGTAATTCAAATAATTTAGCATTTTTTAGAAGGGATTTAAATTCAAACTTTGCGAAAATTATGGTTGCTGATTCGTTTGTGAATATTTTTAACAAAATTAAGAATGGTGATAATAAGTTTTACGAATCGTGGTCGCCCAATCAATATATGAAGCTGTACATTGATTATGAACGAAAAAGTAATCCTTATGGTTCACAGGCAGAAACAACTGGAGGTGGTGGTGGAGGTGGTGATAGAAATAACGGGGAAGGATCATCAAGTGATTTTGATTTTGATTTTAAAAAGCGTCTTCAGCGTATAAGTGAGGAGCAATTATCGCATAAAAATGATATATTAAATATTATTAATCATATTAAAAGTTTATTACCAAATATTATTGGAGTTTATATATTAAAATCAATTCCTGACACAGATAAAAAAAGTTACCATATTATATTCGATGGTATACATTTTTCAAGTTATCGTAATATCAAATTATTTATTGAGGAACAATTAAAACCAAAGTTCAAGGAATTGTTTGATAAAAAAATTATTGATACAACAGTGTATGCTCCAAAATGTTTTCGTAGTTTGCTTTGTTCTAAATTTGGACAAAATAGGCCATTGTTTTTAATAGACACACATGCATTTTTAAGTGATTTAGATGAACACATAGTAAGCAAGGAAGAAACAACATTTGATATGTTTAAAAAAACATGTGTTACTTATATTGAAGGAAGTAGTGTATTGTATACTTATAAATCAGTTGAAAAGAAAAAGGACGCAGCAGCAAATAAAAAATTACATTTAATAAATGATGGTGATATTTACAGTGACAAGGATGTTGTGAAAAAGTATCTTGATATATTAGAAGCGGATAGGTATACTGATAGAAACAAATGGTTAAACATAGGATATATTCTTTATAGTTTATCACCAGAGTACAGGGATTTATGGCATTATTTTTCATCAAAATGGGAGAATTACAACGAAGACGAATGTGAAAAAACATGGGATTCATTTAATAACAATGAATTCATCTATACAATTCATAATTTAATACATTTGGCAAGAATAGATAATCCTGATGATTTCAATGAATTAACAAATGATATTCCTAACCATGATATAAAGTACATCAGACCATTTGATAATATAATAAGTAAGGTAATTTATCGTTTATATGGTGAGCGTTTTGTATGTAGTAATCCGGAAAAGAATGAATGGTATTATTTTAATAATATCCGATGGGTAAGAGAAAATAAAAGTTATAATTTACGTAAATTGATGATCAATGATGTGTTTAGTCGTGTGGAGAGTTTTCGTAAGCAATTGATCAAGGAAGGTGCAAGTGAGGAAATGGTAAAAAATTATCATACTATATTAAAGATATTAGGTTCAGGTAACAAGTTAAATTGTCTTGAATTGGAATTTTTTAATAATAATTTTTACAAGATAATTGATCAAAACAAGGATATTATAGGTTTTGAGAATGGTATATATGATTTAATTAAAATGGAATTCCGAAAGGGAACACCAAGTGATTATGTTTCCTTAAGTACTGGGTATGAATACAAGGAATACACAGAGTCAGATAGTGAATATCGTGAATTGATTAGTTTAATTTCCAAAATTTTGCCACATGAAGAAACACGACACTTTACATTGAAATCATTGGCGAGTTGTTTAGATGGGCATGTTCGTGATGAAAATTTTTACATTTGGAGTGGTAAATCAGCTACAGGTGGTAACGGTAAAACAACAATCCTTGATTTGCTGTTAAAAGCTCTTGGTGAATATGCTTGTACAGCTCCTGTGTCTCTTATAACAGGTAAACGTGAAAGTGCCAACAGTGCTAATTCAGCTCTTGCAAGTATCATAAATAAACGCGCAGTTATTATGCAGGAACCAGAAGCTAATGAAATGATCCAAGCAGGTGTGATGAAATCTTTAACTGGTGGTGATACTATCTCAACTCGTGAATTAAACAGCTCACAAATGGAGTTCAAACCAATGGCTAAATTGTTTATGGCGTGCAATCGGATCCCAACAATGTCAGATAGTGATGGTGGCACCATTCGACGTCTTAAGTTAACGGAATTTATATCGCGGTTCGTTGAGAACCCTTCTGACGAGCCACAGAATGGAATTTACGAATTCAAAATAGATAAGGATTTAAAGTCAAAATTAGAGCATTATAAGCCAGTTTTCATGTGTGTTTTGTTAAATTACTATAGAATATACAGAACTGAAGGTATTACACCACCAATGTCAGTTATAAAGGTAACTAAGAAATATGAAAATGATAACAATTTAATAAAGGACTTTATTGATGAATATATTCAAGAAAGTGATAAAAGCGAGAGCATTACAAAGGATGATTTAAAGAATATTTACAAAAACGATTATACATTAAAAGCAAACTTTGGAAAATTCAATAATTTCATCGGTCGTTTAGAAAATGCACTTTGTACAGAATTCAAGTTAGATTCCAAACGAAGAATATACAAATTATCAGGATATATCATAAAACAAAAAGGTATTGACGAAGACTCTGATGAAGACGATAATAGCACGTCTGATTAAATTTAAAATGATAAAAAAGAAACGATAATAATGGTTATTTTATTTAGATGTTTATGGAGGTGTTTTGTTACTCTTTACGGAGCAGCAAAGATCCTGTATCAATATCTAAATTAATTCTATAAAAAGAAACGATAAAAATGTGTATTTTTATAGATTAACATTTGAAATTTAATTAAGATGTCCATGGAGGTATTTAACTTCTGCGTACGCAGAAGCGAAAATCACATTGTAAAGATGTTTGTTTAATTCATTTTTCACAATAATAATAATATATATTAAATTGTAGGCCGTCCATATTACGGACGGCCTACAATTTAAGTGCGTTTATAAATTAATTTAAAAATAAATAATTATAATACCTAGAAAGAGTTTCTACATAATGATTGAAAAGGAGAATCCTAATTGTATTATTAAGGCTTTTGAAAATAATGAAATTTTAATTGTTCAAGAAGAAAATAATAATAACATTTATGAATATTTATTTAAAGCAAGTGATGTAGCAAAGGCTTTAGAAATTGCACAAATAAGAAGTTCAATTCAAAATTTTGACGACGATGAAAAGGTAACTCGTAAAGTTACAGATTCGCGTGGTGTAAATCAGGATACTCTCTTTTTAACATCTAGAGGAGTTTACAGATTAATTTATAATAGTAAAAAAGAGATTGCTAAAAATTTTAGAAAATGGGTAGGTAATATATTGGATGATATTATTTTTAATAATAGTATTAAAATGAAAAAATTAATTGAAGAAAATAATAAATTACTTTGTGAAAAAGAATCAGAATTAGAAGAGGTAAAAAAACAATTAGAACTAAATGCAAAATTAAGCGTTAAAAAATTATATAATACAGAACAATTTCAGTGTGTATACGCTTATAAAAATAACAACGACACTGAAAAATATATTAAAATAGGAAAAGCTGAGAATATAAAAAAAAGAGAAGATTCTTATATGGTAGGTAATAGAAATTTCTCTATTTTTTATTATAGAAAATGTTACAATTCTAAATTAACAGAAAAGGTAATACATCATATGTTAGATAAACACAGAATTCAAAATAATAAAGAATGGTTTGAAATTTCTGAAGAATTAGCTATTTATATTATAGATACAGTATGTGATTTTCTGGATGGATATGTATGTTGTAGTGAAGAATTAATAAATTTACAAGTTAAGGAACAATTATCAATTAGTTTAAATAAAGTCAAAGAAATGAATGAAAAAAATAATAAAGAAAACGATAAAGAAAATGATAAAGAAAATGATAATGAAATTAGTAAAGGTGTAGATTCTGACCAATCTACGCATAAATCAAGAAAAATAAAAACAACAATTGAACAAAGTGATGATTTAAAGACACATTTTGATAAATTTGTCAAAGAATACTGTGAAGTAGGTGATGATAAAAAATGTGCATCTTTATACATATTAGGTGCCTATAGAATGTGGAATAGAAGCACAAATCCATTAACAAAAAAAAATTTAATGACTTATTTAAAAAATAATTATATCTTAGAACAACAATTTGTATCAGAACATAATACGAAAATTACGTATTACACTGGTATTCAACCAAAGGATTATATAATAAAACGTGAAAACAGTAATAAATTACCTTATTATGAAGAATTTGTATTATCTGAATGTAAATTTGATTATACATATAGAACAACTAAAGCAATTTTATATAACGAATTTAGGGATTGGGTTTCTAAAAAATATCCAGTATATGTTTTTTCAAAAGAAGAACAAATACATATGGAATCCTATTTGAATAGAACTTTTTTTAATTGTAAAAAAATACATATAAATGGTGGTACAAATGGTTATTATGGACTTCAATTAAAAAGTGATACAACTGAAATATTAGGTGTTGCTGAATCAAGACGAAAAAAAGTATACAAAATAAATATAATAACAAATGAAATTGTTGAAACTTATGAAAATTTGTCTATAGCTTCTATACAATCAAATATTGAATATAAAAAATTATCCAATTTTATATTAACAAAAACCAAAATAGAAAACTATATATATTCCTATGATTTATAAAATTAAAATAGAAAATAAGAAAGAATCCTGAACCAACAAACACTGATTATTACTAAATAAATTTCTATTGTTAATTTGTTTAGTAAATATAAGAAATGATGAATGTTTATAAATTATTATCAGATGTTACAAAATATCAGCCTGTTGAGAAAATTTATTTCAAAATTATAGCTATGTTCATGCTTGTTATAGGATTTACATTTATATTTTCGTATTATTATTCTGATGGAATGCATTGGTATAGATACAATAATAAAACTGATAAAATGTCTGTATCTGATACTTTATTTTATACATTTACATGTTGGTTTACTTTAGGTTATGGTGAAATAATTCCTAAATCATATGATGTTAAATTAATATCTGTTTTAGTTATGATATCTGCTTATTTAATACTTTTACTTTAATCGCGGTTTTTGATCAGAATTTAACGCAAAATCGCGTTCAGCAGTCAATTAAGCAATTCTGCGGCAACCAATCAACGTGGGTGTTACCATTGGAATTGTCTTTTTTAGTTTTAGTTGTAATTGAATTTATATCGATATCATTTTCTTCAAATTGATCGAGATTGATACTTTGTTCTATAAAGATACCTTTTTTGAAATGTTGTTTATAGAATACATTTCGTTGTTTACTTTGATTACGGTAAACAGAAAAGTTATCTTGTATATCAATAATAGTTGGATGTAAATCAACATGTGTTTTCCTAAAAATACGTCCTACAATTTGATTCAATTGGCCACTGTCTTTTTTACTAGCTGCATTTTGTGTTTTAGATAAATGTCCAATAAATTTCTTTGGTGAAACCAATAATAATGTATTTAATGATGCCTCGGAAACACCTTCTGAAAATGCACGATAAGTTGCTAGAATAAGTTGACATGATTTACTTTTTTCTAAATCATTTATTTTCATTGAACCTATAAATAATCCGTATGTGAATGTAATAGACATGTCCTTATCTAATAAACTTTTCAATTGTGCCACGTGACTTCTACGATCAGTTAAAAGCAATACTTTTCTTTTTTCAGTATTAATGAGATCTTTTATAATTTCAATAATAAGTTTATTACGTTTTGGCATATCAATTAATTCAGATAACATACTTGTGAATTGGATTTGTTCTTCATTTGTGTATTTATTAGTAACTCTTATTTCTTTATAATCAGATGAATTTACAGTAAGACTTTTTATAATAGGTTCCAAACCAACATTCGCATCTACATGAGATTGATAAACAATATCACCAACATGCCATTTAAATACATATTCACACCCATCACTTCTATGTGGAGTTGCTGAAAGACCAATTGTGTATTTGCTACATAGTTTAAAGAATATTTTTGAAAATACCATACTTGCTATATTATGAATTTCATCAATAACAACAGTTGAAAAGTCATTAAATAATTCCTGAGGATAATCTATTTTAGAAAGACTTTGCAACATTGCAATAACAATATCACAATCAGCTACATTTATATTTTTTTGACCTTGTATAAATCCTATATTTGCATCTGGTAAAAAACTAGTAATTTCATTTTCCCATTGTTTCATTAATGTTATCTTATTTACAACAATGAGTGTTTTACATTTTAATTCACTTATCACCTTTAAAGCACAAAATGTTTTACCACCACCTGTACCAATTGATAAAATACCACCACCTTTATTATGTAGCGCTTCAGTTAGTTTTTGTACAGGCTCAATTTGTTTAGGAAATAAAGTTCCTTTAAACGGAATAGAGTGTGTCCATTGTTTACCTAGGTACTCCTTTGTTGTTTTAGGTAATCCATAATTATTTATTCCATACATTTTAGGAATATACATTTTGTTTTTTGTTTCTATGTAAACAGGATAATTACTCTCACCAGCTTTACCAAATTTATCATCAACTAATGGTCTAGCCGTTAAATCCTTTTTTAAATTATATAATTCATCTTCTGTTAAGTTTTCCTTTTTAATAACATATCCATACTTGGATAAATAACATTTATCATACAATTGTTTTTTGGCGTCCTTTATGTCATCAATGCTACCCATTTCCATTTAATTAATGTTAGTAGTAGTCGTAGTAATAATAGTAGTAGTATTATTATTATTAAAATTAAAGTTAAAATCAATTTGTAATGTAATTAACAGAATTCCATTACATGGATGGGGTGAATGTTTGGTAATCTTCAATAGAATGACCTTCCATTTCACCAGAAACCTTTGACATGTCAACTGATCTTACTGGGTAGCATCCAGAAGTAGCATCAGCTGGTAATGGGGCAACTGTAGCAGCTGGTGCAGCGGTTGTGGCTGGAGCTGGTTGAAATGTTGATGGAGCTGGTTGAAATGTTGATGGAACTGGTTCAACAATTGCATTAACAACAGCTTGAGCAGCTTGGGTAACTTGTTGAACATCAGATGGAGCTGGTGTAACAGCTTGTTCAACTAAAGATTCAACTGATGCAATAACAGCTGGGGTAGGATCTGGAATAGCAGCAGCAATCATATTAGCAGCAGTTTGAACAGTTGATACATTGTTACCGATTTCACTTGCAGCACTGTCAGCAAGAACTTGAACAGCTTCTACAGCAGATGGTGTAGTGATTGTAGATGGAATATTGTTGTTAATAGATTGAATAGCAGCTTTCATAGCATCAGCAACAACGTCAGTTTCAGCAACTGTTGGTTTTAATGCTTCAGTTGCAAGTGTAACAACAGCTTCTCTACCAGCTTGGTCACTTGGAGCCATTGTACTAACAGCTACAACAACAGCATCTTGAACCTTTTCTGGAACACCAGCTTCTGGGCTCATGGCTTGGAGTGTTAAGTTGTTAATAGCATTTACACTATCAAGTGGTGTAACTGGGACAGCTTCTGGCATAGCAGTTGCGGTTTCTAGAGCAGCAGTTTCTTGAGCAGTGTTGTCTAACATTTCAAAAAGAGCCCTGTTATTTGCATAATTAGAAATCATCATAAATGCAACAGCGATTAAAATAGAAAGCGAGGGGCTAACTTGAGCAATCCATAAAATAAGAATCATAATGAATAATTTAAAGTACGTATTATCAAAGATCTGCGCAACAACATGTGGTACGGTTGGAGCAATGTGAGCAGCATATAATGCTAAAAATAAGATGATAATTCCATATACGAATTGTGGTTTTTTAAGATATTTATTTACCATCTTTTCAACTGTAGAATCGAATTTGTTTGCGTATTCCATTATTATATTTATATAAAATAAAATAAATTATATAAATTAATTGTTAATTAATTGTATCAGTAAATTAATTGTTAATTGATTGTTAATTAATTGTTAATTGATTGTTAATTGTTAATTGATTGTTAATTAATTGTTAATTGATTGTTAATTGTTAATTAAATTAAACAAACACTATTGTTAAAAGCTTCTATATGTTTTTTATTTTTTACTGATTTAATTTCCTCCATGTATTTTAAAAACTCTTCTTTGTTATTTTGATAATAAATAACTTTATCATGTACACGTTTAATATCATCTTTTACATTATTGAACCAAACTCTGTCTCTTTTTATATTTAAAATATTAAAATTAGGAATATAATAATAAAGTATTTGATAACTTTCAGGCTCTAATGTTTCTGTAACTGTTTTTGCCCAATCAACAGGATCTAATGTATTAGAAGTATCCTGATAAATATACTTTTGTTCACTACTATCAGGCTCATTTATTAAATTAATAACAATCCCCTTTGGAATAACTTTTTCTTCAACACTTTCTTCAGTTGCTTCAACTGGTATTTCAATATCAAAACCACAGTTACCTTCTTCAGTTGTTTCAAGATCGTCAGAGTCGTCAGACTCGTTTGTCACGTCAGACTCGTTTATATTATTATTATTTCCAATTGCCAAGTATTCTTCCAAAGTGTCAACTTCTTTAATTTCACATTCCATGAAATCAGCACTTTCTAATAATCCTACTTCTAATTGTATTTGCACCTGACAATAATAATGAAATGGTGGTTGTGTATTTTTTATTTTTCTTGAATAAGGACACTTGATTTCCAACATAACACCATCTGGTGTAATACCATCAGGACTTGCACCAAGCCATTTTAAATAAGGATGTTTTAGTAATCCAAAATCATATACATCTGTTTTTTTAAGTTTTTTATATAAATTTACAGCAATTTGTTCATATTTCTTACCCCATAATGTATAAACTGAATCATGGAATACTTTTTCACCAAAAAATGCCTTGCACTTTTTTATAATATAATCTTCCTGTTTTTCATATACATTTGCACATTTAGTATCATTGTATTTAAAATTGTCTAATTTATAAAGTTTAGCATACCTCTCACATACATTTTTAGATAACGTTAAACATGATGCAGCCTCCGATGCTGTAATTAAAGTATTCCTATTTTTAAACCACTCCTCACTCCTCTGAACTGGTTGTGGCTTTTTTAATAAAGTCTTGACACGATTGCGAAGTCTTGTTATATTGCTTTTTATTTTCATATCTCCACAATCTTCTTCAACTTGTTCAGTTGTGTTAACTTCAACTTGCTCAATTTGGTCTGTTTCTGACATTTTTTCAATTAATTTCTTAAGAATTAATATTACACCTTACAATATTAATTCTATTACCTTTAAATAATTTAGTGGGAGTTATTGCTTCGTCGCGCTGGGGCAGTGACTCCGTCACGATCATGGGCAAAGCCCATTACCCCGCTACGGTTACCATCTATGATTTTTATATAATTCAACCATCTTATCTTCAAATCCACGAGTGAATTCCTTGTAATTGCAAATGGGACTGTGTACAAATTTGTTTCTAACTTCCTTTTTAAGATTTACTAATTTATCCAAGTGTTTTGAAAAGTAAACAGCCTTGTTAACATAATCATTCTCTGTATATGCAACATATTCATCTAAACCACAATTCTTCATGAAACTAGTTGTTACATTTTGTGTATGATAATAACGTTTGTTATCATAAAGGGTTAACACTGGAACACCCATCATAAGTGACTCGCAACTAGTAGTTGTTCCTGAATAAGGGAATGAGTCCAACGCAATATCCATCTTATTATAATCCAATAAATGCTCATTGTATGTATCAGCATAATCTAAAATATCAATTCTATCAATTACAGATTTATCCTTGAAACAATCAAAGAAATAAGCCTTGATCTTTGGTGTTAAGAATTCTTTTGTTTTAATTGCAAATCGCGCTGTTGGAATTGCTACAAGTACTCTCTCCCATACACTTATTAATTTTTTATTAATTTTATTAAATCTATTAAATGTTCCAAATGTAATGTAGTTATTAGTTTTACATGGTTGATCATCTACTATAGCTGGTAAATTACCAATACCCATACTAGGTGTATAAGCTAAAAAGGTCTTGTCCATATATACTAACTTTTCAGTGTAATACTTTTCAGATTGTTTACAATCAGCATATCTATCAGTTAAATGATAATCAATTGATTTAACACCACTTGATCCAGGATATCCACAATAACTAATTTGAATAGGAGCAGGCTTCAAGACAAATGTATCCAATCTATTATCACCAGTATGAGCAGATAAATCAAATAAGATATCAATGTTATCTTTCTTAATAACTTCTGCAAATTCAGTGTTTGATAAATGTTTAACACAAGTCCATTTACACTTTGGGAATAGTTCAGTTAAATTAACAATTTTTACACTATAACATTGAATATCAAAACGATCATAATCAATCGCCCCAAGAATACTATGAATAAAGAAACTTACAGGATGACAAATAAAATCACCACTCACAAAACCAATCTTTAATTTACGATCACTACTACTATTAGCCGTAATAGTGTCTCTCCAATTTTTCAAATCGCACTTTACAATATCCGATTTAACAACATAATCAGGTCTACTTTCCTTGTAATGACTCACAACATGTGGATAGATTTTATTAATATTCTTGTGTAATTTTGCAATATACATAGGATCCTCTATTAAATGTGAAATGTAATTCAAATCTAACAACTTGTTTTGATAAGCAAGACTTAATCTAGGCTTGTACTTTAACGCCTTGTTATAACACTCAATTGCATTTGTAAAATCACACTCATAACATTTTGCTAAACCCATATTCATATACATACTAGCAACTAACATTTCCTTATCAGTTGAAATATGAGCTTTTTGATAATTCTTAATACCATGTTCATAATATTTGATTGCAATATCTGTGAAACGTAATTCAGTATTAACAACCCCTAATTGATTATTAATATCAGGGTCATCTGGACTAATTTCTAGAGCCAACTTGAAAAAGTAACTAGCTAATTCACGATCTTGAATTGCAAAATAAATACTACCAATACCATTTAAATTTTTGATTTTAAATTCGGTTAATCCCTTTATTTGATCTTCCGTCATATTACCCTTTCCATTTAATAATAAATCAATAATACCAATTGATAATTTAAAATGTTGTAAACTTTCTTCTAATTTATTAGCTCTATGATACATAAATCCTAAATTGTATTGTAATTGATAATCACATGGATCAATTGGTAATACCTGGTTTAATAATGCAAGATTTTCATTCACGTTTGGATTAAAAATAGTTAAATAAATATAACTAACTTTGTACAATTCCATTGCTGGTTTGTGAAATGGTTCAATGTTTAATACAACTTTTAAATGAGTAATAGCAATATACAATGAATTTTTATGTTCATCAGATAAACTAGAACGTGGTGCATTAATACCAACTGTTCTAATAAGTAATTCTGAATTTAAATAATATGTATTTTTAATAGGTTCCTTGTGACGACTAATAATCAACTGATTTAACCCATTAAATAACGTAATTAATTGAGAACTTAATTGTATACATTCACTGTATTTGTCATTATCTACTACTTGTCGTTTCGTAAGAATATCTTGAGCTTCAGCATAAACAGCCTGTAAACGTTCATACACAGGCATGTAATTATCAATAGTTAAAGACACAGACATCTTATTATTTTTTAAACCTCAACTTACTTATATAAAGTTTAAAAATTAATAAAGAATTTTTAACGAACAACTCCGTTATTATGTATTATCTTTTTAATTTACTTCTTTCTTTTACGATCGTCCTTACGTTTGTCCCTTCTGTCCTTGTGATTGTCTTTGTCTTCGAGATCTTTTTGTTTTAAATAAACATCCTCGTATATATATTCTACTTTATTAACACCAGGAAAATGTTTTAATAATTCCTTTGTTTTAGATTCTAATGCTTTTTCTTTTTCTCTTTTTACAGTTTCCTGTTTACTACCCCAATCTATATAAATATAAAAGGGCTCTATAAATTGAACAAGATACCCATGTGATGATATTGAATTTATTACATAATGTATACATGATTTCATATCATATGTTGTTTGACCAATTAATATTTTAGGAACTTCAAAGATAATAAAAGTCTTATCAGTATGACGATTTGTATAAATAATTTTCTCAATGCATTTATTCAACACAGTTTTATATATATCATTCGTACTACTTTTTTTTATATTTTTCTCATTGTGTAAACTTGATATACTAGGAATATTCATAACCTCGTTATTACCATTTTCATCATAAACCCCGGTAGAATGATGTTTTTTATCCTTGTCTTTACCCATAAGACTTTATGTTTTAACAATAAAAAAAGTTTACTATTAAATCTTTGTTTGTTTGTTTTAACAATAAAAAGTGTTTACTATTAAATCTTTGTTTGTTTCTTTGTTTAACAATAAAAAATTAATCAAAAAGTTTTATTATTAAAAAATGAATGTATTTAAAAATCCTAAATCACATTGCAACTTTAAGCCTTGAATTGTAAGTAAGTTGTACCGATACGGACATTACCACCTGTAGCACCATTGATAGTTAATGCTTTAATACCAAGAGATTGGATATCATTTACAATGTTTGTGCTGAACCATGGTGAAATCCATGTTGTGTAACCACGGTCACTACCGTTATCTGTTGCAGTGAAACTAGATTGTGTTGTTACGACACCAGTTGAACTTTGTACAGCGAATGGTTGTAAAACAACACTTGCATTAGATGTTCCAGTGTTTAATGATACACCACGCATAACTAAACGAGCATAGTTCCATGTCATACCGTCATTTGATCCATCAGATAATCTTCCGAAACCATTGCTGAAACCGATTGAACTATTGATACCTGGGTTACCATCTTCAGAGAATACAATTGTGTTGGATGAAGTGAATCCAGCAAAGCTACCAGCAGTTACATCAGTGTAACGTTGTTGTAACATAATGAAAGGTCCAAGTGTACCAGCATCAGTGTGAATGTTTGATGTAGTAATGTTTGTAGAACTAACACTAGCAATTGTAGCGTTTGTAGCAGTTGCATTGGTAGAGTAAAGTGTTCCAGCAGTAATACCAGCAGCACCCATTGAACCAGCACTAGCAAGAGTTGCAAGCATAGTTCCAATAGTAGCATTTGTAGCAACTGCATTTGTTGATGATACTAACCCAGCATAAAGTGTTCCAGCAGTAATACCAGCAGCACCCATCGATCCTGCACTAGCAAGAGTTGCTAAAATAGTTCCAACAGTTGCACTTGTAGCACTTACATTTGTAGATGAAACCAAAGTACTGTAAATAGATCCAGCAGTAATACCAGCAGCTCCCATTGATCCAGCGCTAGCAAGAGTTGCTAAAACAGTTCCAATCGTAGCATTTGTAGCAATTGCGTTTGTAGCATAAAGTGTTCCAGCAGTAATACCATCAGCACCCATTGAACCAGCACTAGCAAGAGTTGCTAGGATAGTTCCGATAGTAGCATTTGTAACACTTACATTTGTAGAAATTGCACTTGTAGCATAAAGTGTTCCAGCAGTAATACCAGCCGCACCCATTGAACCAGCGCTAGCGAGTGTTGCTAAAATAGTTCCGATACTAGCATTTGTAGCACTTACATTTGTAGAAATTGCACTTGTAGCATAAAGTGTTCCAGTGGTAATACCAGCAGCTCCCATTGAACCAGCGCTAACAAGTGTTGCAAGAGCAGTTCCGAATGTAGCATTTGTAGCAACTGCATTTGTTGATGATACTAACCCAGCATAAAGTGTTCCAGCAGTAATACCAGCAGCACCCATTGAACCAGCTGATACTAAAGAACCAACAAGAGTTCCAGCAGAAAGTATACCACTTAATCTAGCATTAGATGTACTAATACCACCTGAATTCCATGTTAACGAAGCTACAGTTACACCACTTTCTGTACAAGCCAAAGCACCCCCTACATAACCATATAACATAGGACCATTTACTGTAGGGTCACCGTGATAAGCCAATCCAACAGCACGTTGACCAAAGTATCCTAAATTTAAAGTGTTATCATTTAATGTAATTTCACCAGTTAAAACTAAATTAGCAGATGTAATTTTCGATGAATAAAGACTTCCAACTGTAATACCAGCAGCACCCATTGAACCAGCGCTAGCAAGAGTTGCAAGAACAGTTCCGATAGTAGCACTTGTAGCACTTGCATTAGAAGCATATAAAGTTCCTACGGTGATACCAGCAGCACCAAGACTTGCTGTTGTAATAAATGAACTGTTGAGATTTCCAGTTGAAATATTTGTTTCAATTAAATTAACAGATGTTACATTCATACTGATAGTATATCCTGAAACATATAAATTACCAACTGTGATGGTACTCGCGTATAAAGTACCAACTGAAGCACCAGCTGCAGCAACACTTCCAGTACTAACTAATGTAGCACCAACATTACCACTTGTATAAGTGACATCACTACCATCAGTTGTCCATTGAGAGCTAACATAAGTTGCTCCATTTTTGTAAAGAGAACCAGTAAAGTTGATATTTCCAACTGTAATACCAGATGCATTAAGAGTTCCAATACTACTGTTTAGAGCTGATAAGTTAGCAGATGTAATGGTATTAGCATATAATGAAGCAATTGTTGCACCAGTTGCTCCAATGCTTGCAGATGTTACTAATGTTGCTACAACTGTACCAGCGGACATTTTATCACTAATATAAGCATTTCCGGATGAAATAGTTGATGAATATAATGTAGCGATGGTTGCATTAGTTGCTGTAGCATCGGTACTTGAAATGGATGATGCTAAAAGACCACCAGTTGTAATACTACCACTAGCATTGACAGTGGTTGAAATTACAGATGTTGAGTGAATATTTCCAATTGTAGCATTTCCAGATGCCATATTTCCAGCACTTACTGAACTAGTTGCAACAGAAGCAGCAGAGAAGTTTCCACTAACTTGAATAGAACCAGCGCTAACAACAGTTGAGAAAACATTACCAATTGTAGCACCGGATACACCAACGCTACCAGCACTTACTAAAGTACCAATAACAGTTCCAGCTGAAATAGTACCACTTAATATCATGCTACTACCAGTGTAACTTGTTGCATTGAGATTTCCAATTGTAGCATCTGTTGCTTTAGCATTTGCTGATGTAATAGTTGTTGCTACAACAGTTGATGCTGAAACAGCACTTGATACAACCACATTTGAAGCACTAACAGATGTTGATTGGATATTTGTTGATGAAATATCACTTGCTGTAAGACTTCCTGATGTAATAGCGTTGGTGTAAAGACTACCAGATGAAATAATGGCAGCTGTGAATACACCATCACCAGCACTAGTAATACTAATGTTACCAGATGTAGATGATGAAATTGTTACACTATCACCTAAATGGATAGTATTTCCTGAAAGATAAAGATCTCTCCAACGTCTAGTAGAAGAACCTAAATCATATGTTACATTTGCATTAGGAATTAAACTGCTAGCAATTGTCATGTTTTTAAATTCGAAATTGTCAACATTTAAACTACCAAGTGTTGCATTTGTAGAAACAACAGCTGGTGTACTTAAACTACCAGTGCTAATAGATGTTGGTGTAATACTACCTAATGTAATATTTGTAACACTTAAATTTGTTACATTTGCACCAGAAGCCATTAAAGAAGAAACAGTAGCACTTGTTGCCTTTAGACCACCTGATACTTCCAAGTTGGTAGATGGATTAGTTGTTCCAATACCTACAAAAGAACCAGTTGGATTAATATAATAATTTTGGAGAGAATTACCAGCCCATAAACTAGAACCACTGTAAATACTACCGTTTTGGTAAATATTACCATTAATGTTAATATCACCTCCAATATCTAAATTGTATGATGGATTTGTATTATTAATACCAACACGTGTTCCTACTAAAAGTCTTTTAGAAATACTTGCACCACCATCAACTACTAACGCAGCACTTGATAAATTTGCGGCATCAGTTGTTTTTGATACTTGTAATTTTGTTGCACCACCAACATTTAATACATTATTGGAAAATGTAATATCACCAGCACTAGCAACTGTGTCAGATGAATTTGCATATAATAATGTGTTTGTAACATAGTTGTTTGTAGTAGAATTAAATAATCCAGTACCACCAGTTGGACTAGATCCAGCTGGAGCAGTTGTTTGTGCACGATATCTGATAACTGTACTATACCCAGCACCATTACTGTTTGTATATTGTACCTTTGCTGTACTACCAGTAACATCAATATTGAAATTAACACCTGTAATATCACCTGTGAATGATGATGTGTAAGCCCATCCTGTTGGTGTGTAAACACTATTCAATTCCCAAAAAGCGTATTTATTAGTAGGACCTGTGACAATAACTGTAATATAGGCTTTGAAGGCACTTGCTACTGTATCTAAAAAGTAGAATCCTGAAATATCTGTGAATGATGATACATCCGATGATAAAACGGCTTGTTTTTCATATATGATATCGTTAGCGTTAGGTGTAATGTTAACATTATTGATACTTGCTTGACCTGCAACTGATTGATCACCTGAAACTATTAAAGTTTTTGAAACGGACGCACCACCAGTAATGACAAACGCACCAGATGTACCATTAGTTGCATCTGTTGTATCTGTAACAACTAATTGATTTTTTAATATAAACGCTTCTGGAGTATAAGTTGACATATATAATAAAGTAATAAAAAAATTTAATTTAATAAATGTATATAAAATATTATTAAATAACAAGGATTCCTTTAATATAAAGTGATCATCATGCTTTGATAACACTAAAATTAATTTAACAACTAGATACCAATGTATTTCAATTGATACCGCTAAGTAATTAGACACTTTTTCCAACAATTTGTTATTTATTGTATATAATCTTAATTATTTAAAAATTAATTAATAACAAATTTCATTTATTTTTCATTCGATGCGTTAAGTATACAAAAATTTTTACCAATATCATTTTAATAGA